GTTTGACACTTGGTGCCTCCTTAAATGCGGGTACGTCTGCGGCCGTCAGGGATCGCAGAATCTTGGCGCGGGGCGTGCTGCCCTCCACCAGCGTGGGGTCCTTGGCGATCAGGGCGTCCAGCTGTGTGCGGGTGCCGCCCACGACGTTTTTCAACAGCCAGCCTTCGACGCCCTTAGGCACCGGGATGGCGGTGAGCATCACATCGGCCGACGTGATCGTTGGTTCGGGTTCACCAAACGTGGTTGGCTGTCCTTCTGGATTGCGGCGCAAGCCCAGCGGTACCTGCGTAGGGCCGACTTCCTTCTTGGAGCGCAGCTTGGGTTCGGCAATTGGCTCAACGGTCGGCGCGGTGCCGAGGTCTTCACCGGGGAACAGCTCGCCTTGGGTGCGGGCTTTGACTTCGTCCGATTGGGTCAGCAGGTCGGGGGCTTCAGCCAAAGCTGGGAACTGCTCGCGGGCAGCCGCTTCGGCTGCGGCGCGGGCGTCGGCAGCTTCCTTCTCAGCACGGATGCTCTCAATGTCGCTCTGCGTGTACAGCGCGGCTTGCTCGTTCAGTTCAGCGATGCGGGCCTTGACCTCTGGGGTTTGGGGTTGCTGCTTGAGCCGCTCACGCTCCTGCACCATGTCGGTGTACTCGCGCTGGTAGTCGAGGCCGAGGTCTTGCTGACCTTCTGGAGCTTTAAGTGGTGGCAGCCCTTTGAGCGCGCGAACTTCAGCGTAGTTAGGGCTATCGGGAGAAATGGTCTCCCCGGTAACTGGATGAATAATGCTGCCCGGCGCTTCCGCTATAGCCTGTGCTTCAGGTTTAGGGGCTTGACCCACGCCCATCTCGTCTTCGGTAAACATGGTGCCTTGGGTGCCGGGTGCTGCATCAGCGGGCAGTTGGGCCCCGGGCTGCGCTGCGGGAGGCGGGGTTTCCTCAGGTGTTGTTTTTGCACCACGCGCACGACGGCCGAGGGCCAAGTCCATGAGACCTTGCACGAGGGCGCCTGTGGCCCCGCCGTACGCAGCTTGCTCACCCAGACCTTCAATCAACGCCTGTTCGGGTTTGTACACACCCTTGGCAATGAGGTTTTGCGCGAATCCTGACGCAGCTTCTTGGGCTGCCTCTTCGCCGCCAGCGACCATAGCGCGTTTGACGGCCTCGACACCTGCAGCTTTGGACGCCGTAGGGATGCGGGACAGGATGCGAATAGGGGCAAAGGCTTCGAGTGCTCCGGGGATCATGCCCAGTGCCGTGGCTGTGCCGCGCTGGTCGCCAGTGGCTCCAGATTCTTCTGCGCGTGTGCGGGATTCGCCTGCCCCAGCACCAACACCCAGACCGACAGCCGCCGCGCGGCCAGCCAAACCTAAGGGACCTGCAGCCAAGAACGGCACGGTGGAGCCGAGGGCTTCGCCCAGCTTGCGACCGACGGTGTCTTCATACCCTGCGCCTGCAGCAAACGGCGCTTTGGCGGCAGAGGCCACCGACTTGATCTTTTCCCGGGCGGATTTCTCCATGTCCTCGGGGAGCAGCGCCGATGCGCCGGTAGCAGCGCTTTCCAGCAAACCAATTGCGCCGGGTACGACGCCCTTGAAGCCTTCTTTGACCTGCCCCAAGGCTGTGGTTTCTGGTGGTTTTGTGCCCGCGCTCGGGTTTTGCGCCAATACAGCTTGCGCAACCTCCGCATCACTTGCCCCGGGCGGGCCCTCAATCTGGTAAGTTTGTCCGTTGGGGGCTGTGATGCGGTAGATTGGCATGGTGCGCTATGGGTTTACGACTTGGGCTTTACCCCAGCCGGTGGTACTGGTTCCGCCGGGGCTTGCTGCGCCGGGGGCTGCCCCCATTGTATCCAGACCAGCCATCTTGGCAATTGCAGCTTCGACTTGGTTCAGCTTGGCCTGCAGGACTTGGCGCTCCGCAGGCTTGTACGTCGTCTTCATCTGCGTAGCAAGCGATGACTGCAGGGCTTTGAGCTCGCTCAATTGCTGCTTATCGTCGCCACCAGCGCCAGCGCCGCGTGCGTTAGCAACTGCCAGCGAGCCTTGGTTCTGCAGGCGCTGCACGTCGAGGTTGTTCTGCATCTGCAGCGTCTTGAGCGTGTTCTCTTGGGCCAGCTTCTTGGCTTCGGCTTCATCCTTGACGACTTCCTTGGCGGCATCGAACTGGTCTTTGTACACCTGATCGAACGCGGTCTTGCCGACGCCGTAGACATCTTTGGCGTATGCCCGCACGGTGTCCAGCTTCTTCTGCGACACCTCAATGGCCTGCTTGGACAGCTCAAATTGCTGCAGGGCACGCTCTTTGTTGAGTGTGTCCATACCGCGCGCGCCAGCCGCACCAGAGGCAAACGACCCCCGGCCGGGCTGGCTGTTGGCACTGACTTGGCCCAAGTATTCCATCAGGCCCTCGAAGCCCTGCTTGGGTTCCAACGACTGCTTGCGCTTTTCCAGTTCGGCGATCAGCCGATCGTGCTGGGCAGTGTCCGGCTTGCCAACCAGCTTCTCGTATTTCGCCATCGCAGCCGCTTCGCGGTCTTCCGGCTTCTCAGCCATCCGCGCCTTCACGAGGTTCATGGCAGCCGATTCCACTGCGGGAGCTGGTGTTGCTGCAACAGGCACGGCTGGGGCCGCAGGTTTGGGGGCAGCCCCGCGCTGCTCGGCCAAGGCTTTGAGGTTGTTGACGATTTGTTTTGGTGCTGGCTTCTCAGCAGGTGCCGCCCGAGTGGCTGCATCAACCGCATTGATCGCGGCACGATTGCCAACGGGCGTTGGCGCTGCCTGCGGGGCCGTAACTTCGCGCACGGCGGACTCCGCAGCGGGCGCGTTTTCAGAAGAGGCCAAAAAGCGGGCGCGGGCGTCCATAAGCGGGGTCATGCTCACACCCCCATGCTGGGTCATCCCGTACAGTCCGCGAACGGGCGCAGCAACGACATCACCGGCAGCGGCCAGCGGAGCAGCCAGAAACGCCAACGCCTTGCGGATTCCTTCATCGTCTTTTTTGCGTTCGGGGCGGGCAGCGTCTTCGCGGTTTTCCCGGTAGAGCTTATCGAGACGGGTCTCGTACTCCTCAGTTTCTTCACCCTCAGCACCGCCCTTGGCAAACGCAACGATGCCGCCTTCGGCCATATCGAACTCAGCGGGGAGCTGGTCGATACCTTGGGCTTCGGGTTGTGCGTCGGGTTGTGGGGTACCTGCGGGCACGCCGCTGGCTGGGACCTGCTGCATCAGGGATTGAATACCCTGCTGTTTCTGCTGGGCCTGAACGGCTTGCGCCTGCAACTTCTGCTCGGCCTGCTGCTGCAATGACTGCATCACGGTAGGTGGTTTGCCGCCTTGGGCGCCGCCCATCTGCTGAAGCTGCTCCATGGCTTTTTGTGCGGCAAAGCCGTCCTTCTCGTTGTTCACGATCTGAAGGGCCAGCAGTTTTTGGAGGTCTGGCGGCAAGCCGGGCTTGGCTTGCTGTTCTTTTTGGATGACCTGCTGCAGGGGCTGAGGGTTGCCCCGGTACAGTGATGCGATGCCTTGGGCGCTGGGTTGTTGCATGGTGCGTCCTTGTTATGTCGATGTTTGGCCGAGCTTCTTCAACAGCGCGTCAATGCTCGTGGCCGCGTTGGAGAACTGCGTCAGGTTGTCGGTCGGGGCTTGGTTGTACGTTTGAGCCGCCAAAGGGAGCCCGCTGAGCAGTGACTGCTGGAACTGCACCATCTTGAACGGGTTGAGGCGGGCCTCTTCAAACTGCGCCCGGTCGGCTGCGATGCCCTCGGACTCAATGCCGCGCTGTGCGGTACCCAGACTTGCCAGCTGCGCAAGGTTGGCGATGTCGGCTTGGTTTTCTTGAACGCCCAACGAGCCTTGCAGCTGTGCAGCTTGCAGGCCGGACTTCAAAGCGTCCAGACCATACGAAGCGCCAAACTGCTTGGACTGCTCCGCAGCTTTCTGTGCGTCCGTGCCGTATTGGGCGGCCAGCTGTGCACCGGTCATGCCCTGTGTAGCACCAAACTGACGAGACTGCTCGGTGTCTTTCTGCATCTGCTGCTGGCGCTGCTGGTCGGCGTTGAACTGCGCCATGGCCTTGTCGTAGGCTGAGCTGTAACCTTGGCCCAGAGTCTTGTCCATCTGGTCCATCATGTTGCGCTGATTTTCAGCGGTCAGGACAGCTTGTCGACCACCGCCGTAGGCGCCAGCGGCAGTGAGCTTCGCGTTCGTGCCCATGTTGGCAATTAGGTTCTGGCGCTGCAGCTCTTTCATCTGCGGGTCGAGTGCCGCCGACAGGTACGGGTTCATGTACTGCTGGGCTTGGTCGGTGCCAAAAGTCCCGGTGCTGAACGACCCCGTCTGATACGCACTCGGCGCAGTGAACTGGTTGCTGAACCCTGTAGGGTCGTACGACAACCCCTTTGTAGCATCGGCGATACCGCCGGCCGTGGTGGCCGCTTGTCCGATGGAGGCCGGTGTTTGCAGCGTGCCGGCTTGATTGAACGCTTGCGTCTGCAACGGCGACGCCCCGGCTGTCAGGGGGCCTTGGTACTGCTCGTAGGGCATTTCAGACAGCGCCTGTCCTTTGCCCATCATGTTGGTGACGTAATCCCCCGCCCAGTTGGACAGGCTGGATTCGGTACCTGTAGTACCCGCAGGTGCGGTGACGCCGCCCGTGGCGTAGCCCTGCACAGAACCGCCGGGCATAAACTTTGAGGGATCAATCTTCTTGCCCTGCTGCTTGGTTCCGGTTCTGGCCTGACGAATCTTATCCATCATGGCGTACAGTTTCTTGGCACCGCCAGCTGCCTCTACTTGCTCTTTTGTCAAACGGGCTTCCTCGTTGGCCACGCGAGCTGGTTGGTGCCCGTCGATGGTGGTTTTAATGGAGTCGCTCATGCCGTCGCCGTCGCCCTTGATGGGGGTGGCGCCGAACCGTTGAGCCAGCAGGCGCAGGCCCGCTTCGCTGCTGCCGTTGCCCAGATGGGATACAACGTCTGCAGGGACCACGAAGCCACCGGACTCAAGGGCGCCGCCCTCGGCCATCTTGGGCGCGTATGTCACATTCCCACTGATCTGCTGGCCTGCTGCCGGAGCTTGGCGTGTAGCCGTGAGCGTAGGGATTTTGCCTTGGTAGCCCGCAGGCTGCGTGCGGTTGTTTGACTGGCCCATGGCCAGTGCGCCGCCACCAAGAGTTAGCAGCTTCCCGATGTCGAGCCCGCCCCCCGGTTTTGAGACAATACCTTTTAAAAAATTCCCAACACCCGCGAGCGTAAAGTCCGTCCCGGTGTACCCGATGTCTTTCAAAATCTGCTGGTTAGATGGGGAGTCTGCAAAATCACTCAGGCTGTCGGGGTCAATGCCAATCAGGTCGTAGAAATCGTAGTCGTCCTGCGCGTCGCCGGAGCCAAGTTCGAGCGGTGTTTCCGACGTTTCTGCGGACACAAAATCGTAGCCGTCGTCTTCCCAGTACCCGCTGTCATCGCCAAGGTCTACCCATCGCAGTGCCATATCAGCCCCTTAAAAGTTGCAGGAGCTCATCGACTGAGCCGCCGTGTGCCGCCTTGGCGGTCTTGGTTGTGGGCGCGGTTATTCCCAACGTCGGCCCGAAAATGTCCTGCATCAATTGTACGTCCGCCGAGTTCTCTTGAACAGGGGCCGGGGCCTGTTGACTGGGCGTGCCCATGCCTCCGATAAGCGCGAGGAGCGTTGCCATATCGACGCCGGTGTTTTGGCTCGGCGCGGGAGTGGTAGGCGCAGGCGTAACAGGGGTCGTGGGCACGGGAGTGGCCGGCGCAGGCGTAGTGGGCGCGGGAGTGGTCGGCGCAGGTGCCGGTGGCTGTTCGCCCGGCAGCGCTCCGGGAGGAGCTTCGGTGTACCCCACAACCTCGCCGTCCGCACCAATGGTGATGGTGCTGCCGTCGTCGTCCGTATAGGTAAACGCGCCGCCCTCACCGGGCTTCCACTGAGACGGCAGCTCGCCTTTAGCATCCATGTCCAGCATACGCTGGCTGTAGGTGTCCCAGTTCTCCTGAGTAATCCCCATGTCCTGTATGCCGTACTCTGGCGGAGGCGGCTCCCCAGCCTCAAGGTAGCCGAGGTATTTACCGAACTCATCTTGGAACCGCTGCGTGGTCGCCTCGTCCAGCGGGCCCATCGGACCTTGGAAACTGGGCGGTGCTTCCGTGGGAGCTTCTGGCGTGGGTTCGGGTTCTGGTGCCGTCGGGTTCAGTATTTCTTCGAGCGTAGGCTCCTGCTCTGGCTCGTCCGTCGGCGGCTGCCACGCCTCAAATCCGGGCTCTGCCTCTACAGGAGGCTCGTCCGTTGGCGGGCTCAGTATTTCTTCGAGCGTAGGCTCTGGTTCTGGCGCGAGTTCTGGCGCGAGTTCTGGCGCGGGTTCTGCGGAGGCCATAGCACTCCGAAGCGCGCTTGTACCCGCCGAAATAGCTGAGTTGACCAGCGCCTGCGATGGGTCCTTGCCCGTCAATTCTGCGGCAACAACCGAGTTGATGGCGCGCTGCGCGGCTGCCGGCAGCTCTGTGAACCCCGGAATATCCCGAGTGACCGCAGCCGTGCCGGCCGACAACCCACCGTCAATCAAAGCCTGCAGGGGGTCTTTACCTTGCGCTGCGGAGAGGCCCGCACCTGCAACTACCTTGCCAGCCGACTCCGCCAAAGCCTTATCCATTCCAGCATCAACAAACGACGATGCTGCCGCGCCAGCGAGTTCTTTGCCCACCACAGGGATAGCCGCAGAGATGATGGCAGACTTGACGTCCCCGCCGTTCAGCGCGGTGTTAATTGCGACCTGCCCAACAAGTGTCGCTGCGGTGCCAGTGAGCCCCATGGCCGCGCCAAGCGCAGTGCCCGCGCCGGGAGCCATGATTGACAGCGCAACCATGGCCAGCTTTTTGGGGTCCTCTATGATGCTACCGATGGTATCGCCAACCTTTTCGAGCACATCGCCCGCGCCCTCAACAACGTCTTCGACTACATCGCCAATTGGCTGAAAGACCGCGTCGTCAACAGCACGGCCAACATCACGGACGGCTTCTTCAATGTCCCCAAGAATCGGGATACCGCTGCAACAGCCCATATTAAATCTCCATCGTCATGAGGTAAGGGTCCGCGGCGCCGCCAACCTCTTTGTATTCCACCGCCGTCACGCCAATAGAC